TAGAGCAAGCCCAATATCTACATCTGGCTCGGTGAGACCGATGGCACGCCAGGTGCAGACACGGAAGAGAAGTAGATCCGCCCCCTGGGCGGACCCCCTCCCCACCCCCCTCGGACGCTATGTAGGGAATAAGAAGGAGCGCCGCCAAGCGAATAGACTTGCTGGGCGCTAGGCTATCTCACTTGCAGGCGCGGGGAGGGGTGGGGGGCACGCCCAGAGGGCGTGCAACATCAGGGCCGCGTGGTTGCTTCAGTTTTTGAAGTAGCCACGCGGCCCTTTTGTTTTACTCGCGGGTGGTAGTGCCCACGTACGCTGGAGGCAGCGTGGTCGTTGGAGGCGACGTCGTGGTGGGGGACTGGACACCGACGGCACGGGCCATTCCCGCTGCGCCAGCATCCGTGAGTTCCTTCTGCCGGCGGGCGATCTCGTCGGGAGCGAGGAGCCCGTACTTGCGGAGGAGCTCCTCGGGACTGAGGCCGACCTCGTTCAAGGCCCGCACGGCGAGACGGGTGGTGTACTTCGGGGCATAGCCCTTGGCCACGTTCTCAGCGGCCTTGAGCATGAACCTTGAGGCCGTCTTGCTGGACAGGATCTTGTTGACGACTTCGGGGGCGAACATCGTGATGGCCAGGGTGCCGACGCCGGCGAAGCCAGTCTGGGTGTAGTTCGCGAGGCCGAGGAGATTCGCCAGGCTGGTGGTCAGGGTGCCGTAGGTCATGACACGGCCCCATGACAGCGCCTGGCTGGTCGACGCCGCTGTGTCGTCGATGAGATTCATGACCTTGGTGTACTTGCGGAGGTTGTCCCCGTACTCGCGGCCGAGCGTGGCGTTGAGGAATTCCTTCGTGTAGCCAGCGTCCCACTGGCCCAGAATCTTGGGGAGCTTCTTGGGATTGATGACTTCCCCCATATCGACAGCCCCAGAGATCGCCGAGTTCTTGATGTGGCCACGAACAGAGTCTATGATCTGTTGGCCGTTGGGTGTGTCCTTGACGGCTATCTCCAGGCGCTTGAGGGACTGGGCATCCCCGAGGTCGATGATCGTGTCTGCGAACTCCTTGGCCACGGGTTCGACCTGGTGGAACAGCCCGTGGACGTATGCACTCTTGTACTGCTTGGAGTAGATCTCGTTGTCCGCGTCGGACCATTTGCGGTACATCTGCCGGGGCACGGAAGGGAGGCCCTTCTCTGTGGCCTGGTCAAGTCGCTCGATGTACCATGCTGCGAGCTTGCGCTCCTTGTCGTTGGCGTCGAGGTTCTGAGCGATCTCGTTGAGGCTGTTCCGAATCACTTGGCCCTGCCCGAACGTGGAGCCCGTGTTGAGCTGGTTGATCAGCTTGGTTGCCGCACTGTCTGGGTTGCGGCGGTTCGCGAGGTTCTTGAGCTTGGAGTAGTCGATCTGCTGCGCAACCGTGAGCGCTTTGGGATTCAGTTGCAGGCTCGAGTTGTTCCAGATGTTCATCTCGATGCCGTGCATTGCTTCGTCCCGCGCGGCGGTCAGGAGCTTGAACTCGTCATTCAAGGCCCCGTGGATGGCACGGCCCAGCTCTTCTCGAGGAAGCACGTCGGCGTACTTGATGCCCAGGTCCTCGATCAACGAGGCGCGAGCCAAGATCGAACGGTTCGTGTTGTACAGCGCGTCGGGTGTGAGTGCCGACGTGGCCATCACTCCCTCGAACTTGCGGAAGGTGGAGTTTGGGATCTTGGACGGAAGGAGTCCGTTGGTGACCGCGACATTGCGGGCCGTGCGAGGATCGAGTCCTTCTTCCTCGAGGTTCTTGACTACCCAGGACTTGTCGAGCTCTGTCTCCGCAGACGTGAACAGCCGGTAGGGGCTGTACCACTTGCGGGTGTCCTCCATGATCGGGTGTTGGGCGATCGACTCGTAGACCTCGCGAAGGCGCCGGCCGTGCTCCTTCATCCACTCCGCGCTCTCGGTAGTCATGAACCGACGCCAGGGAGCAAGGCGAGTCATGACAGAGCCGATGCCCTGACTCCAGGTCTCGTTATACGCCTCCTCCATGCCCGCGGCGGAAGCCCCGTGAACCCAGTCGTCGAAGCTGTCAGGGGCGCCTGGCAGGCCCAGACCCTTGCGGGCTGCGTCGAGTGTCAGCGATGTACCTGCACCGCCAAGGCCAGCACCCAAGATCGCGGCTCCGGTATAGACAGCGGCTCCGAGAGGTGGGCTGATGGCAGTAGCCGCAGCAGCTGTCTCTGCAGCCAGAGACTGTGCTCCTATAGACCCTGCTATTGGTCCAGCGATCCGGGCTGTGCTTTCGAGCACGTTCTGGGTTGTGGAGGCAGACGGTGGAACTGCCGGCGGGGGCGGAACTGCTACGTCAGGTCCTTGGTCTGGGAAAGCTCCCCCGGCAGCCATTGGCTTGGGCTGTGCCGCCTCCGTGACCTGAGCCTTCTTTGCTTCGAGCTTGGCGAGGTCCTCTTGCTGCTCCTTCTCGAGATCAGCCAGCGTTTTCTCGAACAGGCCTTGCTCGAACTTGCTCAGCTTTTTGGGCGGCTGAGTTGGGTCTTGGGTCGCAAGGTCAGGCATAGTCCCTCACTTTCCCGTCATCGCCTTGAGCTTGTCGATCTTGCGCTGCCGCTCTTCGATCCGCTGGCGAATCGCGTCGTCCTCGGGGTTGGTCGTTGAGGTTGTTGGAGACGGAGCCCCAGTCGTTGGGGGCACCATGGATGCAGGTGTTCCAGATGGCGCCGTGGCTACACCCTTGGTCGTCGTGCCGACACTGGTGGTGCTCTGGCCGGGAACGATCGCGGGTTGCCTCTGTTGCTCCTCGGCCTTGCGGTTCATGCCGATGCCGCCGACGTCCGCGTTCCTGCGCTCCAGGCCCTTGTTCGAGAGGACCTGGCCCCGGAACTTCTCGATGATCATCTCGCGGGGGATGTACCCGGCGGGGTCGTTGGACACGTAGTCGTGGAACGGCTCCCCGTCCCGCATCATGGCGTTCATGTCCGCGACGGGGACGTCCTTGTACTGCTCCTCGTCCGGGATCTGCATCCCGAACATCTTGGAGACTGCGAGGTCGTAGCCGATCTGCTTCTTCAGGACAGCCTTGTAGTGGGGCAGCGCCAGCTCGAACGTCTCCGGGGAATCGTCGAAGTACGGAATCTGCTTCTGGATTTCCTCCGGCTCGTTGGAGCGGGTTTGCATACCCGAAAGGTCGAATACGTACTTGCCCTTGAACCGCTCCAGGTCCTTGACGAACGTGGCGACGTTCTTGTCCACCGTACCCAGCTTGGTCTGAATGACCCGCCAGGGCTGGCGCAGGAAGCCGACAGAGATGATCCCGTTCTCCTTGAGGCTGTAGTATTGCCTCTCGATGTCGTCGAGATCCCCAAGCATCTGGACCTTGTTGCGGACCTTCTGCCTCTCGGCCTGGGACGGGACGATGACCTTGGGCTGCTTGCCTCCGTCCAGGAACTTGTTGAACATCTCCGTGCCTTCGGTGACGAAGCCGTTGTCCATGAGAGTGTCGACGATCTTCGCCTGCTGGTCCTTGAGGGAGTCTCGAGTCGCCCTCTTGAACTGACCGACCAGGTCGTCGATCTCTTCCGGCGTAGCGTTCCGTGCCTTTGCCAAGTTGATATCCCCGAGGATCTTGCCAGCGGGGGACTTGTACCCGTAGCTCACCTCGTTGACCGCCTTGGCCAGACCGGCGCTCGGCACGCCCTTGTCGTCGTAGGTGATCAGCTTGTTGCGATCGAACTTGTACGTGCCGTCGTCGTTCCTTGGCAGCGTGAAGTTGGGGTTACCGAACAAGGTCCGATAGGAGTTCTGGAGGATCTCCGTGTCGTCCTTGCCGATATCCCCACCCTGGGCGATCCACCCAGTCATCAGGTTGATCTTGTCACGAGCTTGCTTGACTGCATCGTCTCGGTTCTTGCGGTCGTTCTCGAGCTTCTCGCCAGCGTTCTTGGTCTTGTTGAGCTCTGCCGTAGACCGGGCAGACTCCGCGCTTGCACCGGACTGGACGGCGGCGGCTCGAGAGGCTTCTTCCTGCGCCCGATCGACCTTGATGTCTGAAGCGTTCTTCTCTTCCTGCCGCCGGGCCTCTGCGCCCTTGTACCACTTCTCGAAGTCCTCTTTCTCCTGCAAGCGGTTCTGCTTGACGCCTAGGTCGATGATCTTCTCATCCGACTCGCGCTGGAGCCGTGTTTCGATCGTCTTGTCTTTCTCCTGCTTGTCCAGCTCTTCGAGGAACTTGTCGACCTCGGTTTGACCGCGAGAGACGCCGCCTTTGCGCATCATCTCGTAGATCATCATCTGCTTCTGGACAGCATCCCCGCTCGCGCGCCTTCCGAATTCTTGGTAAGGCATAGGCTCTCCTAGTACGTGACCGTGTGGCCGCCGCCAGGCTGGCTGCTAGCCCACTGCTGGCCTGCGTTGAACTCCGGTGGGATGTCGCTGCGCCGGAGGAAGTCCTGCCAGACTCGGCCGGCTGCGCCTTCTCGAGCGCCCCACTCGGCCGACGCGATGCCACCCTGGTTGCCCATCACCTGGGCCCATTCCTTGGCACGCTGATCTTCGAGTTGCGTCTGGAGCTCGCCGCCGTACTTGGCGATGTCCATCGCAGTCCGCTGCCGCATGTCGGCCTGTTGGCCCAGGTTCGCGCTCGAGTACAGGGCACCACGGGACCCGAGGCTGGTGTTGATCGCACCCTGCTGGCGATCGGCCTCGCGGTTCGCGACGTCGACGTACTTGGCGAACATGCTCGGGAACCGACCGACGGTGTTGCTGTCGATCTGACCCATCTCGTTCTGGTTCCACTGGGCGTACTGATCCGCCATCTTGCCGCCCCCGACGAAGTACGGGGCGAGGGCTTCTTCAGTGCCAGGCAGAGAGTGCTGGAGCCCGGTGTTCGGATCGTACGAGGGCTGAGGCGGTGTGTACGGAGGTGGTGCTGGAGGTGGGGCCGCGTCCTGGTACGGCTCGTTGGGCGTGTTCGGGACCGCCGGCGCGTTCGGCCGGTAGTAGTTCGCGCGACTGCGGAGCTCCTCAGCGCGGCCGAGGATGTTCTCCTGGCGCTGCCCGAGTCGCTCCGCCCGCTTGCCCTCGGGCTTCTTCAGGTCGGAGATACGGTCCCCGACCGTCGCGGCCTTGATGTCGAGGCGCCCCGCCTTCTTCTCGAGGCGGGTGGACTTCTTCTCCGCCTTGGCCTCGTGCTTCTCTTCCCACGTCTTCTTTGCCTTCGCCATCACGTCACCTGTTGTTGCCAGCTGGGTTCAGCTGACGTTGCTGGCGGCCTGCGAGCTTTTCTTCCTTGGCTTCGAGGCGGGCCACCCTGCGTTCGCCGCGTGGGCCCAGGCCCTCGGCACCATGTAGGTAGTCGAGGCGCTGCTGAGTGTCGCGGAGCCGGTTGTCGGTCTTGATGACGCCCTGTGCCCAGGGGCCAACGGGCTGGCCACGAGTGACGGCCTTGCGGCGGCGCTCCTTGGCGAGGTAGAGGATTTGCTCCGGGGACAGCTCCTTCTGCCGGCCGCTAGCCAGGTCCTCTTGGCTCACTCCCGGGATCACCTCGCCGCGTGGCCCGGTGAACCCAAACGCTGCTGCCTCACTGGGCTTGAGCGCCGGCATGTCCATGTTGAATTCCGAGAGTGAAGGATCGCCACCGCTCTGGAGGAACGCGCCGAACGACGGATACGTCTTGTCCGCGTTGGCGAGCGCCGTCCTGGCGTAGTAGCCCCGCATCGCTTCGCTCAAGGGATCTTGTGGGCCTTGGCGGATCACCGGGTCGGTCGTTTTGCCCGCCTGGCTCTGCTGGTGGACCGTGTACGCGGCGGTCCCGGCAGTTGCCGCAGCCCCGATCAACGCTGCTGTAATTGCGGCCATGACTCCTCCTCTAGTCGAAGAACGTCAACAGGATCAGACGTCCATTGGTTACGTCCGTACCGAACCCGTGCTTTGGCAGGGCCGCATGCATGATCTCTGAGCGGAGGATAACCGCCCGGTTTGCCTTGCAGTCGATGCATGCACGTATGTCCCACTTAGTCATGTCGTCGAAGTCCTGGCGCCACGCATCGAGTTCTGCCTCCGTTCTGGGGTGGCGGTCCATCCCCGTCTCCTTATGGCGAAGTGCGACCGTGCCGCCAGGACCATCGTTGATGTACACGAACATCCCGTACTTCGAGACCTCCGCATCCGTGTGAGCCCACTGAGGAGGATTCGAGCCTTCGAGGCTGAGCCGGAAGGCTACGAACGCGGGTACGACCTTGTAGCCCATCGTCCAGGTGAGGTTGATGGCAAGGCGTTCTTCCACGGCTGGGGGTACGGGTAAGCCGATGTTTTGATACGTCTGGCCATCGAACGGGGCGACGACGGGCTTGTATGTGAGAGCCAGTGCGTACGACCGAATCAAGTCGAACTCGAAGTCGGGGAAGAACCCGTCGAAGGTCTGGATGTACGGGGTCATAGCTCTTTCAGATAGTGCGTCTCGAAGGGGCTGTATCCCTTCTTCGAGTAGAACGCACCGAGACGCTCTCCTTCGTTGTGGACCATGTGGGCCATGCTCACGCGGACGCAGCCTCGTAACTTTGCCCATTGCTCGAAAGCCTCCAGCAGCAGACTGCCGGTCCCCTTCGGTGCCCCGGGCCAGACGTACCAGAACAGCTCGGAAGCCGTCTTGCCGCCGTCGAAGCAGCTCTCATTGATGATCCCCGCGATCGCTCCCCTCAGCTCCATCTGCTCCTGGGGGTCGTGTGCGCACAAGACTATCCCCAAGTTCAGCTTCTGATAGTACTTCATCTTCGCCAGGAAGATTTCCGTCTCGAACCTCATCACGCTCTTCCCGTACAGGCTCGCGAACTGGTGGCCCATCTGGCCGAGCGTGTTCATCGCTCTGTCCGTCGCCGTCGAGATCAAACAGCTCTTCGAGGAGCTGTCCGTAGATGTGGTAGTCGCGGTAGACTCCATCGCGTAGGTGCGCCTTTCTCATCACGCCTTCGAGCTTGAACCCGAGGCGCAACGCTAGCTTGATTCCCGTCCTGTTGTCTTGAGGTAGTACGACTGTGAGCCGGCGAAGCTTGGCCTTGACGGCGAAGTCCTGGAGAGCCTCACGCATCAACCCTTCCCGGCCACGGAGCCGGCGATCGAACATAACCACATGAAACAACGCATCCAGGCGGGGCCTCACCTGCGTCGCTGCTGCGAGGCCAATGATCTCCTCTCCGAGCACGAACTCGTAGAACTGGCTCGTAGGGGACAGCATTCCCTCCTTGAACGCCTCGAAGGTGCGGGGGATCACGTCGTCGAAGATCTGTGGGTACTGGCGCATCTTGTCCCATATGAACTCCAGCTTCCCCTTAATCAGTACCAATGGGCGGAACGACAGAGTTGGGGACGATTCGCTTGGTTGGGAAAAAGTCGCCGCTGGGAACATAGATATCGCTCCACCCGCGCCAGGTTGGCCTCGCGGCTCCCTGCTCGGGCTTGTAGTGGAACCTGTACCGACGGACGTTGCTGGTCACGTTGAAGTCAGCAAACTCGAAGCCAACGTGTTCGGTCAGTGGGGTTACTGCCACCGAGGCCGCCACGTTCGCGCCCCGGTCTACGATTACCTCGATGTAGTACAAGGGGTCCTGCGGGATGTTCAACGGGTTCTTCTGGGACGTGATTACTCGCTGACAAGTCCCGTTGACCAAGAAGTCCTCGCTGTAGTACATGTCGATGGTGTCCCACCACATGTCCATGCCACCGGCAGGGTCCGCTTGCCGGTCTCCCAGGATTCGTTCGTCGATTGCAAACATGTCACCACCCCTTGTAATCAAGAGCATTGGGTAGTGAGTAGGGTAGTTGGTCCCGTCGTAGCCTGTGGTCCACGCAGGCCCCGGTTCGATGATCTCGAACATGCCACCGAACTGCACGTCACCAGTCCTGGGGAAGTAGTCCCGGGTCCACGTATCTCGCATGTAATCGTAGATCAGCACCTCACTGTGCCCCATCTTCGTAGACTGGAGGAACAGGTGGTATTCCTTGAAGCCCTTGTACAGAGCCGCAAATGGCGCGTTCTGCCAGGGAGCCCAAGGAGTATCGACCATGCGGCGGATGTACGAGTGGACTGGTTGCCCGATCGGATGGAGCTGCGCGCCGTCCCACATGTAGACCATGTAGTCGTTGCCGATGAAGATGTGCGCCTGGCCCGTGGACTGAAGCGTCCAGGGGAACAGGCACCCGATTCCATTGACACGGGTCTCGGGGCGCATTGGGAAGTTGTCCTCACCCGTCGAGATGATGTCTGTGATCACGTCCTCTTTGTAGACGACCAGCCGGTCGTTCAAGACCTTGCCCCCAGTGATGGGCGTCACGGAGCCTGTGTAGAGCTCCAGGTACCCGCCGTGTTCAGGGGCCACTGTTGACCAGTCTGTGTAGTCCCCAATCTTGCTCCACTGAATCTTGTTGCTCATTGGATCAGCAGGATTGGTAGCTGGGAAGCCTACGGGGTTGTTCGCCAGGTTCATCGCGAACAGGCGGTTACTGAAGTACTCGATGAAGTTGCAGAATGGAGACCCGATGATCTGGCCGTTGAACGTACCCGTTCCATCCGAGTAGAACGCCCGGATGTCTGCCCCGTTGGTGATAAACAGCCTCTCCTCGCCCTGGGTCCAGGACCACCGTTGATCGTAACCAACAGTGAAACCGTAGATTTGGGGCTTGAACTTAAACGTAGCCAGGTCGAGGTATCGGATCTCACGCCAACTGGTAGTCCGGGAGCGGACCATGCAGAAGACTGTCTTCTTTCCCTTCTCATCCGTGTGTAGTGCGAAGTCGATGAATTCCATGTCCGGATGGGTTGTAGGTGCGGTTTCAAGTGTAACTGACCGCCCAGGAGCCCGTAGGACCTCACCGAACCGGAACCGCACGTTCTGGCACCAGGGAGTGTACTCAGCAGGTATCGCGTCAGACATCGCAGAGACGTAGAGTCCCTTCGTTGGTGCCTGACTATGAGCTCTTTGTTGTTGTGCCATCTCTGGGTCTTTCAGTTTTTGAAACTGCTACTTGAACCTGACCCCGATGGTCGTCTCGTACCCATCGTCCTCCAGCAAGACCTCGTCGGTCCTGCCTGCGATCTCGTTGTCCACGCCGGTCTTGTAGCCGACGCCTTCCTCGAACCGTTGCAAGGCCGTGATTCCCTTCGCGACCGAGAGCGTGATCAGCAGCTCATGCCACTCGCGTTCGAGTGGGATCACGAGACCAGGGACCAGCTTGGGCAGCCGGCGCCGGTACCTCATGACCAGCGGTGTGTCCTCGCTCGGAATCGGGTCCAGCTCCAGGTGGTCCTGGTAGCGCGCGAAGCGGGTAGGAAGGCCGATCGTCCTGTACGTCTTGTCGAGTACCTGCCAGTGGACTTGGTCGAGCTTCCTCGTCACGTCTCGCAGGGACAGGATGAACCAGAAGTCCGCAGGCGTCTCGAGGACCGCCTTACCTTGAACGGCCACGCAATCGTACAGGGCATCCAGCTCACGGAAGCTCGCCTTCGGAGCCTGCGTAAGCTCTGTGAAAGCATCCATGATCCACTGATCAGCGCGTTGATCGAGGTCCTGTCGATTGCCCATTCGAGCAATGACTTCGGCCTTGATTTCATCGTAGGTCTGTGGATTCATCGTGTCCCCCTACGCTGCGTAGACGACGGAGCGTAGCCGGTTGATCTTGTTCCCGGCATTCGCGGTGAGGGTCGTGATGCTGAAGTTCGTCTGGATTCCAAAGGACAGGTCCGTGCCAGTTGTGATCCCTTGGAACACAGTCGAGGTCGGAGTCGTCAGCGATGCCGGTGGGTTTCCTGGGTTCGGAGCAGCTGTCCTGACCGTTGCGTCGACCCAGATGGTCCCCGCGCTCACGATGAAGAAGTAGGCGTCGATCGCCCACGGAATGACACTGGCTGCAGAAACAGCCACCGGCATGGAGCATATGCGAGCCCCAGCCGCGAAGACGATCACGTCCACTCCGTAAGCACCAACCCTGATAGCCGTGCCCATTGCCTTGTAACGGTAGCCCTTGCCTACCTCCAACATGGCCCCCGCCATCATCGTCGGGGCTGACACAGTACCGATGGCCGTGACGGGAATGTCGAGCGAGTCGTCGAATGACTGGAGTATGCCCCCAGGCAGAGGCACTCCCGTGAGCTTGCTGTACTGGAGACTGATGATCCGGTCATCTGTGATGGTCCCGGCCTGGACATGGGTTCCGCCATGTACCGAGCCGTTCATCATGTGGAGGTTGTTGATCGAGTTGACGCCGATCTGTTCTCCCCTGATCGAGCCGTCGACGATGTGTCCGCTGGCTCCACCGATGATGGAATGGAGAGCGATCTTCGGGCCATCGACAGCTCTGGGATAGATGTGATTGTTCTGAACTGCAAACGTTGCGAGATCGGGGTCAGGATACGTTCCTGTTAGTGCTCCACCCGCGGGTCCGACCGGCGCGTTTGGTACGTCGATCATCGTGTTCCACGCGTCGTAGAGCATGTTCAGGTCCGCGTCGAGCTCCGTAGGGATGACGTTCTTGAACCCCTTACGGTAGGAGTCCTCGAAGTCCTTGACGCCGCCGCGCTTGTCAGATCTCTGAATACTCATGGCTTCCTCTCGCACGGATCGACCGCGCCGTACCACTGGAGTTCGTACCAGAGACCGGTGTACCACTCGTTTGATGTTGTCCCCTCACCTTGGCACGACACTGGCTGCTCAGTGTTGACCGGCTCTTCCTTCGGTGCCGAGATGTCCTGCAGGTAGTCCGAGTGAGTTTTCTCGTCGTCGCAGTCCTTGCAGACTAGGCGGTTGTTCTTGTAGTGCCGAAACGACTTCGACAACGGATAGTCGGCGCCGCACAGGAAGCACTCGAACCACTGCTCCCCGTACCTTGGGAAGTGCGGGCCAGGGTAGTCACTCCCTGTCTCGCCTCGTGCTCTGTTGTCCATCAATTTGCTCCTGTGCATGTTGCACTGGCGATGTAGCGTAGGTTGCTACCAAAGGTCAAAGTGGAGATCGCCGTCGAGGACGTCTTCCATTCCGTAGCACTGATTGGTCCCGAGAACAGCTGGTGCAGCTTCTTGGTGTCGTCGCTGTCAGGTGGGGTAATCTCGGTGACTGCGCCACCCCCAAGTACTAGGGTACCTGGCGGGCAGGTCACAACCACCTCGATGAGGGTACCACCTACAACTTGCCCGAAATCCTGGGTAATAGACACAACTTGTGGGACACCTGCCGCTGCACCTGGAGGTCCAGGCGCGCCAGGAGTTCCAGGTATTCCCATTGGTCCTGTTGGACCTGGAACTCCTTGTGGGCCTTCGACACACCGCATCCGCTTAAGGCACCAGAACACCTTAGGACCAACGGGCTTAAACGGGCACTTGGCACAGAAACACGCAAGTGCATCGTTAGCTACTAGCAATAGCAATAGTGCAATGATTCTCATTTAGATTATCTGCATGAATCCGCCACGCAGATCCAGGATGTTTGCGGCATTTGCCGTAATGAACACGCCCCCAATCGTCGGGGCCAATATTGGCATACTTGCCACCGTGGGCTGATAGCCAACAATCCCATTCGCCGTGATCGCTTCCGCCGTAGATCCTCCGGCGCGTGACCCAGATGCCTGTATCAGGCCCTGGACCAACAACTGCTGCGAGCTCCACGGCACGATGCGAAGGTCCATGTTCCAGATACCATTCACGTTACTGCCAGGTGCCGTATACGCTAGCTGGGCAATCGTCGGCCCCGTCGGAAAGGCTCCGCCAGCTAGAATGATGTACAGCGTCTGACCTGCCACGAGGGCAAATAGGCCACCGCCAACGACCCGAATGAGGCGGCTGCCCCTAGTGGTGAAGCTCGGGAACGTACAGAGGTTGAATGGCGAATTGCTACTGGCCCCACCGCTCGCGTACCCGGCAGCGAACGGCATCCCCGTAACTGCCCGAAGGGTTCCCTCAGTTGAGGATACGTTAAGGTCGCCTGCCTTTGTAAGCTGCGCGATCGTCGACAGGAACGCACCACCTGGAGCAGAGCGAGATATGTCAAGTGCATCCGTCGCAACGTCCCCGAACAATGAGATACCCCACGACGGCATCGACACGTCATCTTGTGTCCATCCTGGGGCTGTCGTCAGTGTATCATTGATCGTTATGCGGACGTTATTGTTCGCGGTGTCCGTGATCACGCGCGCTTTGACGGTGCGCCCACCAAGCGTTAAACACGTCAGGTTGCCGGTCGCTGGGACGGCAAGCCCCTTCGTGCCATCAACCGGGATGAGATTGTTACCAGACACCGTCCAGTAGCCCGCGGGTATCCACGCTGCACCATCGGAGACGTACAGCAGCTTCGTCGCCGTGTTCCAGTACATGTCTCCCGACGCACCAACGGCTGGCGCCGCGGCGTAGGGAGCTGCGTTTGTTATCCCGTAGCGCCTCATCCGATCACGACGATCCTGTATCCTGCTCCGAGGTTGGGGTTGTACCGAACTGTGAGGGTGTTGACGGTGGCAGCATCCCAATCGACTTCGACGGACGTATAGGGAGTCGCACCGTTATAGACCTGCACGTGAACGTCACGTGTGTTGAGGTTGTGGGTGACGGTCTCTGGGCTCGTGGTCCCCGTGAGGGCCGCTGCGTACTTCTTCGTGAACGTAGTATCGACATAGCTCTTGGAAGCGATGACGGTGGTGTCGACGGCAACCGTGTCGGCGGCGACTGTGATACCCGTGCCGGCCCCGACATCGAGCGTGTTGCCGGTCTGGGTAAGACCATTGCCAGCGGTGACCGTGCCCCCACCTGCGAACTGGACCCACGTGATTGCCGTCGTGTCGACAGTGATGGGATTGTCTGTCGTGCAGACCCACGCAGTATCTTTGTTGACCGTGCCCTCGGAGACAAACACCGCTGCGTTCGGGAACTCGGTGTTGAAGTCCATGTCCGTGACACGGGTCCACCCTCCAGAGGAGGCAGACCATACACCGTTCTCGGCAGGGGCCGTCTGGTTCTTGAGCAGGACTCGGTCGTTAGCAATGACCGTAATCCCATCTACTGCAATGAGTCCGGACTTGGTGACGTTTGCCGTCGACGCGACCCGAACATTGTCCTTCCACGCGAGGCCACTGATCAGGCCATCGACGTACTGCTTCGTGACCGCGTCGGTTCCCGCAACTGGGGCGCCTAGGTTGGTGATGAGGAAGCCGCCCATGCTGACGTTGGCCGTCGCGGCCGCATGAGCCGAGACCGGGATCGTCGAGTGGGCCGCCGCGTCGTGGGCTGGGAACCCGTGCTTGTGGTCGCCACGGGTGTAGAGGGTACTTACGCCAGCGACTGGCGCGTCACCGAAAGCCTGCGTTGTGACCGTGTCTGAGGCGACTGCACCAGCCCCACCTTTGGCCGCAACCCACTGGGTCCCGTCGTACCAGTAGAACGTGTTGTCGGCCGAATTGAAGTACATGAGCCCCTTGACAGGCGCCGCAGGCGCCGTGCCGAGGTTCTGCATGACCGCATTACGGATCTCGTTCTTTACTATGTCAAGTGGGCCGTAGACGGTAGGCATGTATTACCCTCTAGCTTAGATAAGCCTCTCCACCCACGGAGGCAGAGAACGTTAGAGTAACTGTCGTGCTCGTGTAGTCCACGGCTCCTGGAACTATCTGTCGGCCGGATGAATCGACAGCTGTGACGTTGGGACGAAACGAAAGACCGTGAGTGATCACCCAGGTCGTGGCAGCAACCGATTGAACGTGCCGGTACGATTCCCCTGTACCGCCGCTCCCGCCGCTGCCACCACCTGCCGCGATCGCTTTGTCTAAACCAAGAAAGACTCGTTGGAGCTCTTCAACATGCTGGCGTGCCCAGATGACGACTTGCTCTCTGTCCTGCAAACGTGTAAGGCTTACGATCCTCACGTTGTCTCACCCCAGCGCTCGCCGTCAGTAAAGCGGCCAAGATAGTCCTCTTGTGCCCACCGGGCTGCATCGAGCGCGTCCATGATGTCTGGCGCGCGCCCGATGCAGCCCCTCAACTGTGGGAACCGCACTTCCCACTCTTCGCCATTGTACTCGATCTCGATGCGGTAACGCGGGTCCATCAGACCACGACGGCTCCGAGTGCTCCCGCGACACCGGGTGTGATCTCGACGACTTGGCCCAGGTTGTTCCTGAGCCTGATGCCACCGACAGCGGCGCGCATGAACGCGCCCATGAACGGCTCCTCGGTGCTGTAGTTCTTGACACCGACGGCATCGACGTCTGTGACTCCTTGATCTCCAGGACCTGTGCGGATGATCGTGATTCCCTCCCGGTTGGCCGAATTCGGGAACAGGTTGATCACGTCTGCCTGGAGTGGAAGCGCGAACGGGGTGATGGTGAAGCCGGTTCCACCCGCGTTCATCTCGTACCGGCACCACTGCCCTTGGGCCACGTTGTACAGCCCCATGTGGGGCTTGCCGATGGCAGCGTTGTACCCGAACTCGACAAACCGGTTGTTGTCGTAGTTGATGAACCTGAGCATGGTCACAGGTGCATCCCGACCATCGAACACGGTCATGGCCGGATTCCGGTCCTTCTGGATGGTGCTGAACGCAGGATTCGGGACGTAGGTGATGGTAGTCCCTACGACCTTCATCTCCATGGCCTGCGCGTCGGAGCTGAACCACAGCGCCGAGTAGAAGGTTCCGGGTGCCCCCGGCACGGCTTGGTTGCCGCCCGGCGAGAATAGCACCCGCACCCGTCCACCCGCCGCGACTGCGAGCTGGGAGATGTCACCCCGGCTCGAGACTGCGAGGGCTGATCTCATGGCTCACGCTCCCTGAGAGCCGTACACTCCCCGCCACTCGCCGGCGCCCACGGAGAAGCGCTGGAAAGCCTTGAACTTGGCGTCGCCGGTGTCGAAGTCGTCACCGTTCTGGAACCTCTGCGCCATGCGCTCGAAGAAGTTCAGATCGTGGTCGCCCTTCCCAGCCAGCAGGAACCAGCTGTCGGGGTCCACGATGTAGTGCCCGACCATGTAGTCGAGCCCCTCCTCGCGGAGGGCATTGATCTCGTTGTTCGCGGTGTAGGGCCGGAACTCCGAGCCGAGGATCTCCCGCGCCGTCATCTTCAGCTGCGGCCCGCAGAGCAGGGTCTTGGCCTTGATGACGACCGGAATGTCCATCTCGTCCGTGAGAGCCTCGAACGAGATGATTGCCGCTTCCAGGCTCGTCGGCGACAGGTCGGCGTCCGTCGAGGCCCGGTTGCTGCCCGTGCCGCCGCCCAGCTTCGTGTGGGTCGCCGCGATCAGGGGCTCGTTCACGCCGAACTTGGGGAAGCCGTACTCGACGGTGAACGCGTTGTTGAGCATGTTGAAGAACGCGACCTCGCGGGCATTCCGGGCCGCCTTGGCGAGCTCCTTCGTGTTCTTCTTCATCACGTTGTAGAGATCGTCTTCCATCATCTCCAGGGTGACGCGGAAGCCGAGCCCGTACGTGAGGTGGGTGTACCGCTTCTTGCCGCCCTGCCGAAAGTCCTGGTACGTGATCCCACGACCTTCGGGCTTGACGGGCATGGACCCCAGGCCGCCCACTTCGAGGTCTTCCTCGTAGGCACGCTTGGAGGTCTCGCTGTTGGCGATCTTGCTGTACTCGGGCGGGCGCTCGTCCATTTCCTGGAAGAACACCTTGCGAAGCCCGGGTGCAATCAGGTAGGAAAAGGCACCTGTTACGTTGACCATTGGTCCCTATCCTCCTACGCTGCCTTGCCCAGTTGGGTGGCGCTCTCCAGGAACTTCCCGCGGGCGATCTTCTGCCCATTGGGGAGTGTCTGGATCTCCATGACCAAGAAGGTCCCCGCGGTCGCCCGATCCGCTGTCCATACGCCAGCGGCCTTGTTGAGCGTCACGAGCTTCTTGATGTCTGCCTGAACTGCCCCCGGCATCACCACTCCGAAGAGTGTGTCGTCGTTGGCGATCCAGACGGTGACTGGCCGGCCCGCAACGGTGGTCGCGGGCATTGCTGCCACCCCGACGACTGATGCGGCCCCTGTGGCGGCCACGGTCACGGCTCCCGCCGCGTCCAGGACCACCGGCTCACCGACCTCGAACGACTGCGCCGCCGCCTCTGGAAAGGTCAGCGTATGCGGCGAGTTGCCCGAGACGGTCATTTGCTGCTCGAGCTGCCTCATAGTTTCACCCCTTTTCGTCCAGCTCCACGTCGTCGCGGGAGACACTGCCCGAGTAACCGGGAACGTCCCGGTGCTCCTCGAAGCCGACTCCCCCGACTGCGTTCTTGAAGCTGGAGCTCACACCCGTTGCGAGTGCGTCGATCTTGGCCTTGTTGCGCTTCCGGTACACTTCGTGCAGCTCCTTCGGAATCCGCGCGAGTACCAGATCTCCGACCTCGACGGTCCGCTCCACGGACTCCCCACCTTTCAGGGGGGTGCCGTCGTCACGAGCGTACGTCTTCTCTTGGCCACCCGCCTTGACGACTTCGTAGCCGAGGAAGTCCGTCTTGCGGGTCATGTTCAGCTTCTCCTTGCGGAGCCAGCGGTAGTGGTAGTTCGGGTCCTTGTTCTCGACCGTCAGAGGATCGAAAACACCGCCGGCGATCTTCTTGTCGATCTCGTCCTTGACGAACTCGATCCCCATTTCAGGCCGCCTTTCCCTTCTTCGTGGACTTGGGACGAACGCCGCCAGGAGTGGCCCAGCGATCCCAGTCGTCTTCGCCCATGTCGAAGGCCTTCATGACTTCCCGTTCCTCACGGGTCATCGACTTCGGCCGCTCCTTGTCGGGCTCGGCCGAACTCGCGCCCTCGGGACGAGAGCCGCGTTCACGTTCGGATTTCTTCGCCTCCTCGATCTCTTCGTCGAGGTGTTGGGACCGAACGTACTTCAGCGCCGCCGTGTAGGAGCCAGACTTCGCCTTGACGTCCAACGGCATGTCGCGCATGAACTCGTCGATCTCCTTCTCGTACTTGTCGAACTGAGCGCCGTGCCTCGACCGAGCCGCTTCGCGTTCGGTCTCTGCGCTCCGCCCGAAGTACTCCTGCAGAATCGGGCCGACCCGCATCGTCACGAGCTCGTTCATCGCGGCGACGGGATCTTCGTCGAACTTGTCTCGCATGTTCTTGACGCGCTCTTGGGCACTCTTGGCCCCCGCGTCACCTTGAGCAGCAGCCCGCTGGATCTGATCGAGGATGACCTGAACCTGGCCGCGAGCCGTGGCTGCCTCTTGGAGGCTACGTTCCGTAGCCCCACGAAGCTCCTGGTTGTCGCGCTCCAGCTTGTCGATTCGAGTCTTTGCAGACTCTTCGTCTTCAGGCTGTTCCTCCGTCTCGTCCGTGGTATCCTCCTGCTCGTCCGGGTCGATTGTCATCTTCGTTTTCCTTCAGCTGTGCCTCTTCGAGGCGATCCAGCAGCTTGTCGCCGAACTCGATGAAGATGTTCAGCGCGTTGAACTCACCCTTAAGTTCCAGTACCGCCTCCCATGTTGGGGCCCCCACCATTCGGAGGAGGCAGCCCTGTCTGGCCTCCAGGAGGTGCTCCCACAGGAGCGCCCACTCCGGGTCCGTTCGGATTTTGTTGAGGGCCTCCGACAGGTCCTCCCTGCTGTTGGGCAGCGGCGGCATTTGCACTCTCCAGTTGTTCTGACAGGCTCGGCGGCAGCAACGTGTCGACGGCCCTGATTTCGAAGGTCTGGACGATCATCTTCATCAGATAGCGAGCCCCGTCGGCCATCTCCGCGACCATCAGCTTCACAGGCGGCGGGGTGTCTGGATTCAGGGCTATCGACGACATCTGAATCACTTGCTGGTAGTACTGCGTCAGGGTGCCCATCATTGAGAGCAGGCCCTGTTTCTCGATCTCGCGGTTGATCGTGGCGGTGCTCGCCGTGAGCTCCATTCCAATACCGTCCGCGATGAACTCCTCTGGGAGGTCGAGAACCTGCTCCACGAGCTTGCCGTCCGAACCCTTCACGAAGTACGCCATGCCCTTGGGCCGGAACTGGCAGTTCAGGAGCAGCAGCTTCTTGCCCACGGACCCCAAGCAGTCGCGGACGTCTCGGACGTTCAAGTCGAATCGTCTGTTTCCCTCTTGGATGAGCGCGAGCGTGCCCGTCGCCGTCGCGCGATTTCCCATGACGTTGGACTCTCGCCCAAGTTGGTAATCCGCGACGCCCGACCTTCTCTCCGCATACGCCAGACAACTAGTCTCCAGTTGACGCATTGAAGGATAGATGTCAGCCATCGGCAGGGAAACAATGTCTCTACCCGGGTCCGGAACCGTGAGGAATCGGCCAGGCCAGACGCGAGTCCCGTTACGGACAACACCACGACGTCCGATGAAGAACCTCGTGTTCGCCAGCGTCGCGTTGTCGACCTGCTGGTTGTGAAGCGTAGAAATTTCCTCTTGCAGGAGCGAAAGCTGGCGAGAAATCCCAACGCCATCGCGCTTGCCCTCTCGGTCAATGAACTTCCCCTTCTTGAAGGGCCGTTCGCCTGTGATGTCTGGGTTGTAGACACAACGGGCGACGGTACTTGTAGGATGGTGATAAGTGATCATCACCGGGACTGGCAACTTGCTGCCACCAAGCGGGAGATCTGCGTAGATCTCGTACATGGTGTTGAGCTTGTCCTTCGACTTGCTCGTCTGCGCCTCGAACTCGTTTTCGAGCACCTTCTCCTCCATCGGAGTCGGTTGCTCTTTGGCGGCAAGGATCTTGTCGACGTCGTCGTACACCTTGTCGTGCTGGCGCCACCGGAGCTGGCCATCCGTGAGGCGTACCCTGTGCGCCAGCCACTCAGCCTGGTACAGCTCGTCCTCGATGCCCGCCTGGCAGATGATATCCGCCAGGAGAACGTGTTGGACCTGAGGTCGGCGGACCACCTTGTCGACTGGGCGGGCAGCACCGTTGGAGACGACGAAAGAACGCTGCGTGTACGTCTCCCAGTAGACTTTCAGGTACGCCCAGCCGTGCTTCACGATCTCGACCACCCAAGAACGAGTCTGGGTGTACATCCCGGTTTCATTGACGCGGGACCACTCCATGAAGTCCTGGAGGGGGTTCACGACCGGCTCGAGGTCCTTGATCAACGCCTCTGCGCTCCAGAAGGGCTGGACCGCGAAGATCGTGTTCATGATCCTGGCTACGATCGAGTCGACCGTGATACCCACCAGAGGAATGACGAGATTGGCGGCACCATCCCAGGGAAAGGTCTTGCGCACGTTCACTGGGTCCCCCAGGTAGAGACGATTCGATTCGTCGATCCACTGGAGCTTGACTTCGTGCGCTTGGAGGGCCTCCTCGAGTTCACCGTTCAGGTAGCTCGGAAGCCATTGCTTGTCTCGTGGCGTGAGAGCCACGGGCGCGCCTGGGATAACACCGCTGTACTGAGGCATCAGTACTTCTCGCCCTTCTCTTCGTCGGAGGCTCCGCCCTTCTTCTTGCCCATTGGTGGCTTCACGGCACCACTCTTCTTGGAGCCCTTCTCACCACGTCTCACGTCCTTCTGCGCACGGCCCATGTTCATCACCCCCTATCTGCCGGTGAATCCGACTTGAGACATGACCGGAGCAGCGGCAGCAGGGGAGAAGCTTCGTGGAACGTCTCCGATCCCTGGGCCGCTGCCAGGCGCCGACACGAAGCCGATGCCTGAACCCTGAGCCTCCATCATGCGCTGGAGCAGGGTCGTTTCGGAAGCCGTAGTCGCCAGGCTGCCGAGATCCTTGACGACGGCCGCCAACGCTTTGGCATTGGTGGTCCGTTCCTCCTTGGTCTTGCCCAGCATGTTCGCCATGCTGTTCATCATGCCTGTGAACTGAGGCACGGCGACGGCGTCCTGGGTGGCAGGGCCACCTGTGTCAGCTGGCATCGTGTTCTGGCTTGCGCCAACACCGCCACCGACTTCGCTGCCACCGACCCCACTTGGCGAACCTGATAGCTGGCTCATCTCTCCCCCTTCTTGAGAATCATGAACATTTGCGCCGGCGTCTTGCTAAAACGCTGCAAAACACCTACGAAGTCACCTTTTACGCCCGTTCGGCGGAAAAGTTCGGCTTTTTCCCCAGGAGTCATCCCTTGAGAGACTCGGCGACGGTACGTCGGGTCTGAATCAGGGCCTTTTAGGTGATTTTCGAGCAATTCCCGCACGTTTTGGCCCTCAGATGAAGTAAAGGTCGACGTTCATGTCCACGCCGCCCATCATCAGGAAGTTTTGCGGTGTCGTAGGCTTCGGGAGCATGATCAGACGCTTTGGATCTGCCTCAAACAGGTCCATGGCGAAGAAATTGCTCGGGTCTAGCTCCCGCTTGAGCAGAAAAGCGCCATCCACACGTGGAAGAACGAGCAAAAGGTTCACGGGAGCGTCAACCGGGGTATCCGGCCACTCGATTGGCAGGCTCCAAATGAGCTCCTTGAGCCTCATGGTCGTGTGGATCGCGTTCATCTGCGCTATGGTCACGATGTCGAGAAGGTCGCGGACACCATTCCCGTCATCGTTCACGAGGTAGAATCTAGATGTATTCGGCATTTGTCCTCCAGATTGCCTGCCCCTTGGGCAGGCCCCCCCCACCCCACCCAGGAGCCAGGAATAGAACTAGCCCAGACGACTCAGTAACCAGTCCTGTGGCTGATTCCCTCGAACCTGTAGGGCTGGTCCTCGGGATCTTGCATGTCCGGTGCCTCTTCGATGCCACTGTCGGGCATCACGGCCACTTGCGGCAGGTAGCTAAGGGCATCCAACGTGTCTACCGTATCGCTCAAAGGAAACGACTCGAATTCTTCAATCATTAACCCGCAGGTTGATCTCCGGACCCAAAGTCGTCCCCTTTCAGCGTACGGCTGGAGTCCTCGGATGCGGGACTCCTTTCCTTCTCTTGAGCCAGGCCTTACTTCTCGAACATTGAGCCACCTGTTGCGCCTCATGCACTCGGCTTCGATAAAGCCCTTCAACGCGCGCTGGTATGCGATGCCCTCTACAGTTACGCAAAGCGGGTCCCATCTCTGGGACATCTCGAAAATCTTCTCGATCATCTGTAGTGGTTGGCATCGTTCTGCCCAAGCCTCGAGCACGATTATGCGCTCGAACTCGTCGAGGCCCGCTGCCACGACAGCAGATCGGGCCGCGCCGTCCTTCTGGCTAATCGCGGGGTCAACCAGGATAACTGGGACCATCTTGACAGGGCGTGGCTGGCCCACGAACCGCAGCTTCACGAAGCCATCCTCGAGTTCCCACCCCTCGAGTTCGTAGTACCGCAGCCACGCCGGATCGAACGTGACAGACTCGGGATCGAACGGCTCATTCTGGTACTGACACGAGAACTTGAACGGACCAATCTTCCGCTTGATCCGCAGCATCTCGTCGAGTGGGAAGCGATCAGGCCACAGGGTCGTATTCCCAGGCTGCAGCGCTTTGCGATGAAAGATCGCTATGTCTTGCTCATGCTCCATGATCCAGGCATAGAGATCCTTGTGGGTCCACCGGGTCCCATACGTGTCGATCTGGTCAGTCGGCTTCTCGAGCAACGACTCGCAGTACAGGTACCAGTCGATCGTCTTCCGCATCACGTCGACGCTCTCGCTGGCTTCCTTGCCAACCAAGTCATCGAGCTTGATGCGGGTGTAGTGCCGTGAAACGACTGCGCCACCGACGCCGATGATCTCCACCGTCGACTCGGGATAGTCGTGCTTCCTCGGGACGACCATCTCGCTCTCGCTCCACTTGACCTTCCCTGTATCCACGAGGAGGTCCGGGAAGAGCCAACGGAACATGCCAGAACGCTCCCACACCGCCTGGATGCGCCGCAGGAAGTGGGAAGCGTTCGTGGCAGTCTCGTTCCCGATGAGTATCCTCTCATCAGGATTCGCGGCGATGCAGCGAACCGTGTCCGCGATCGTCCAGACCGAGGTCTTGAGGTGGTCGCGTGGGGCGAGTCCCAGCTTCCGCCGCGCGGGCCCCTGGATGAACTTGCACATGTCCCCATGCAGCTCGGGGATCAAGTCCTTGAACCCAATGATCGCCTTGGCCATCACGTACGTGTTCTTCTGAGCCTGCTCTCGCAAGCTAAGACGCACATCTTCCGTACGATCAGATTCGTCACCCTCGGCGGCTGCCCACCGGGCGTGCTCGAAGTCTGAGGCAAAGCCGGTCATGCTTCTATGGGTTTCAATTCTTGAAGCGGCAACGTGCCGCTAGTCGACGGGGTCCTCGTACCGCAGCGGGTTGTACATCCCGTCGGCCGAGTTGTTCGACCGCGCCGGCTGGGCCGTCTGCTCGTCATCGTCGTCGTCCTCGAGGCCCTCGTTCTCGAGATCCTCCTCGCTAGGCTCGTCGACTTCGGGTGCGGGCTCATCCTCTGGGCGCTTGTTCATGTCGTCCTCCTACGACTTGTCGATTCCGATGCGTCCCGCGCGATCCGTGAGGTCCGCGAGATCGAGGTAGTTCTGCTGCTCGAGCGACCCGACATCACGGGCAAACTGGAGCTGCTGGTCGATGGTGTCTCTACCCCGCTCCGCCGTGACGTCCGCCGACTTCCGCCACTCGCTCCGATCCCGCCAGACCCGCTGCCGCGAAATCCGGGGCGTGTCCTTGGGTGCCTTGATCTCGTGGAACCGGGTCGGCTTGTTGAGCGCTTTCATGACTTGTTCACCCTACTTTGCGGGCTTCATCTTCCGCAAAGCCTTCGTCCCCAGGTTGCGAACCATCCCGATGAACGCTTTCTGTTCCTTGTTCGGGGGTTTCTTCCCCTGCCATTCCGTCGGGTCCTTCTTTGGCCTGCCCATTTCGGCTCTCCTGTGTAATGTCGATGGCCCGGGCCTCCCCCAGCACTTGGGCCACGAGGTCCAGAGCCTCGGCGTCGATTGTGTGCACGACCTCTGCCTGGATCTTCGTGGGAGCTCGCTTGCCCGCGCGATCGAGGATATCCTGCGCCGTGGCCGCGGCCCCGAGCTGGCTCCGCACGCAATCCGACCGCTCGAACAGCCTCTCCATGACCTGCTTCTCGACGTAGAAGGCCCGATTCGCCTCCGCCAGGATCGCAGTATCTAGGAGCTTGGAGCTCTTGCTGATGTCGGTGACGAACGTGCTCTCCAGCGCAATCAAGTACCGGGCGACCCGCGGTCGCTTGAAGATATTGATCACGTACGTCGAATCCAGGTCCAGGAACCGGGCGATCACGGCGTCGCTCATGCCAGATGCTCGCATCATCGCGGCACGCCGCTCGATCGGTTCCAGGTCTCGCCATTCGTTGTGTCTGCTCATCTCAAAAAACCGTCAGCTCCTGCGAATCGTGGGGGCGCGGGGTAAATTGAACTGCCGTCCTCCCGTGGCACTCCACAATGTACATGAGGTTCCCCGTCCAGTAGTCGATCCTCGTCTTGACCGACTCAACGGGCTTGTCACACTTTGCGCACCAGGGCAGCATTCAGCTCGAGAAGTGAATCAGGTGTGGCCCACTGCCCAGGAGACACATCACCGCGACGATCAGCAAGATGACGACGCCTATCGCGTACAGGAGCGTCATCAGATTCGCGGGAACCTCCGAGCCCCCGACCGCCTTGATGCAGACGTTCAAGATCCAGAACACCGCCGCGATCCCGAGTGCAACGAGGAGCAACGTGAGCAAACACTCCAAGAGCCCGATGATCGTCATGGGATCTATCTCCTATTCCTGGAACTTCTTCCAGCCACCCGACGGGGGCGCGTCTACGCCCCCCGAGTGCCCTTGTTGCAGCACCTTGTCCTCGATCTGCTTTTGCCAGTCCCTGTGCGTGGACAAGATCTCGTTGTAATCGTCCCGGTAGAACTGGTCACCCGATTCGAGCTGTTGAGCCCACTGCTTCCAGCCCTGCACGAGGCTTCCCAGCTGCCGCTGCGTTAAGCGGCCACTGTTTGTCCACAGTCCCCCGTCTTCACCGATCCACACAGCACCCGTCCCCAGGAGCTCTGAGAATCCGTCCTCGGGGCGGTCACCGTGCTCTTTACGCAGGTACTTATCGTATGCTCTGATCTGCTTGTTCCACGCGGCCTTGTCTTCGTCATTCGGGGGAGTGGCCTGGTTGTAGTACTTGTTCTCGTCCTCGTTGTGCTTGCGATCGTCCTCGGCCTTCTCTTTCGACCTCTGGTACGCGGCCTCGAGGTCCCTATCTGAGGCCATCTTCCCAGTCGCGCTCTTGAAGAAGTCTTCGTTCCCGAGCTGGCGGGCCTGCTCCTCCAACATGCGCTGCTGGAGCTCGGACTCGTAGGTCGTGGAGACCCCGCGATCAGTGTTGTACAGCTGGACCGTCTTCGGGTCCAGCCAGTCCCACTGAATGTTGCCAGTCGTGCCGGGCATCTACTTGATGAAAGGGAGATCCCGTTCCTTCGTCTTGGCGAAGTCTTTGAGCTGCTCTTCTTTCATGCCCGTCTTCGTCTTCTTCCCCGACTTGGCCCTCGCCAAGTCCGCGCCCATGAGCCGGCGTTGCTTCTTCGAGACTGCTGGCATAGGCTACCTCTTTGACTTCTGCTGGCCGAATGGCTTCGCAGTCGTGGCCTCCCCGTACGGCTTGGGCATGAACGCCTTGCCGTACGGTGTCCCGGGATTGGGCTGGCTTGCGGGCCTCGGCTTCCCGTACTCGGGCGGCTTGCGTTTCGAGGTCTTCATGATGGCAGGTGGACGTCCATGTCACTCGTCCACTTGACCGCCACGCCCCGCGGCGTGTCGATGAACTGCCCGTCCTTCGGGAACATCCCGTAGTCGGCCAGCTTCGTCGAGTCACCCGTGAGGATGATCTTGCGGCGCACGTAGCAAGGCATCGTGGCTGCCATTGCCGCGATGCCTGGGTCGAGAACTGGAAGTGCCATAGCTGGCTCCTTTACTGATTGTTCCCGTGCTTATGGAACTTGGCGTTCTTCTCTCTCTTGACCGGAGCTCCGTTGAGGTCGGTGCAGACGCAGGACGTCGTCGACGATCCACCGAAGATGATCGATGCGTGGAGCGTGCAGTCCTGCGCCGTGTCGTTCGCCCCGAAGCCACAGGTGTAGGCTTGTGGGGGAATCGGGATGTCGTTCGCTCGATCGCCGACGGCGCAGGCACAGTCGGTGAGCAGGGTTGGGAACTGCGTGAAGGGATCGAGCAGGGCAGCGATCTTCACGTTCAGGCCGGCCGGCACGAGGCATCGGCAATCGGTGCTGAACTGGAGCTGGGCGGATGCCGTTGTGGCGAAGAGTGCGACCGCGAACAGTGCTGACTTCATGATAAGGTTCTCCTTGGCTATCCCCTGCTCCAAGCAGGGTACGTTGAAGGGGGAACGCCGGTTGAGGGACCGCGGCTGGGGTGTCGCGGGGGACGTCCCTCAACCGACGCGTGCCCTAGTGAGAAGTGTCGTTACCCGAAAGAAGCGAGACGGCCTTGTCGCCCGCCTCCTTCGCCGTCTTGCACTTGAGGACCGGCTGGCCCTTCGCGTCCCGCGCGTTGATCTTGTCGAGGACGAGGATGATCTGCTCCTTCGTGGGCTGGGGCCGAAGCGCGAGCAGGGCCTCGTTCGCGGCCCGCTCGAGCTGGTGCGGGCTCAGGGTTCCGTCCGGGACCCCCTTCTCGTCGACGCCGGTGTTTGCGACTGGCTCGTTCGGTACGAAATCGTCGGGGAGCTTGTGGCTCGGCTTGCTGGCAGCCTTCGAGCTTGCAGCGTCCCCGCTGCTCGTCTTGCTCTCGGTTGTCATTCTTGTTCTCCTTGTTCTATGGGTTCTTTTTGGCCTGTGCGGCCGGCAGCTTATACGCTGCAGAAGTCGTGCCAAGCTGACCGTAACAAGTGAAACACATGGAACTCATGTTACAGTTTCAATTAGTGAAACAGCCACTAGCAGAAGTGTTGAAACAGCAACAGTTATTGTAAGGTTTACAATTCATGAATTCGTTTCATAGTTTGAAAAGGGGATACCCTGCGGGTCCCCCAGTTGAAAATCCTTGTGGGGGGTACAGCTAGTTAGTTAGAGTTGGAATTCGATGTTGAATTTCAGGCTGGACATCCATGTCGGCTGGCTACAAGCAGCCATCTTGGTTTCTAGCGGGAGTTGCAACAAAAAAACCCGGTCCAGGTGGACCGGGTTTAATTGTTGAGCTAGGTCTTAGCTCTTGTTCTTGGACTTGGCCGTGGCCTCGTCCCGCTGGCGGTTGAACTCGGCTTCCGCGAAGTCGAGTGCCTGCGTGAAGATCGCGAGCCAGAACTCGTTCTGGCCACCGTTGGACCGCGTGTAGCCCGCGTCCTTGGCCAAGTTCTTGGCGCGCTTGCGGACGTCACCTTCGAGAACGATGTAGGATTTCGTCTCGTCGCTCTTGTCGACCTTCACGAGAGGCGCTTTCGCGACAACCTTGATCGGACCCTGACTTGCCATGGTAACTCCATGCGCCGTGTTGACGGCGCGGTTGGGACGGCGCGCGGAAGTCGGGCTGACTCCCGTGTTGGCCGTCGTGTTGGACTGAATGAGCACATGACCACAATACGCCGATTGCCAGTCCGTGCAACAAAAATCGACCACATGACGAAAAAAAGTTTCGCTTGTGTTTTCGCTGTGTTGGCCGTTCGAGCACGGGTTTCAAAGGTTGAGCCACAAGCGGCGGCCACAAGCGGCCAACAAGTCCCATCGGATCAACCGTTGGACGCCAAGGCACATGCTCGGCTTCTTGCTCCGGCTCCTGCTCCAGCTGGTGCCCCAGCCGGTGCCTGGGCTCTTGCTGGGGCTCCTGCCCCAGCGGGTGCTCTAGCGCAGAGTCCCCAGCACATGCAACCTGGGGTTTAAGCTCTTCCTATTAGTGGTCACAGCTGATTTCGGTTTCCCTTTTTCCAAGGAGTGGTCACACCTGGTTTGTAAATCCAGTCAGCATGGGCTTCAGTTATTGAAGTTCCCACATGAGCTCCCATGTTGTTCGTCCATGTTGCCCGAGTATGTTGACGGTTATTGGTTCTGTTATGTGTTATATTCACGGTTGTTGGTTCCCCTTGACCCTCTCTCTCTCTATAGACTTTATTCACGATTAATCTTTGCGGCTGTAAATCTCCCTTAATCCAGAATAATATATGTTATATATAAAAAATATTTTAAAAGAAATTAAATAAGAACAAGCTCTTTGAAACTTCATTCTAGGAAAGAGAAAGAGGGTCAAGGGGAAGCAAGAACGGATGGAGATACACATGACGGAAGGCTAGTGCTCGCTGAGGCTCGCACCTGTAACTCTCACCCCGTCCCCCTAATGCCAAGGAACCGCAGGTTCCAAGGTCATTCCAGTCCTGTTCTACCAGCTAGTTATTACCCGGCTACAGCAGTAGCCGGTGTAATAACAGTAGTAATGCCGTGGCTGGTTCATAATAGCCCATTGTGCTTGGCATGGTATCTGCATACCCATAAGGACAGGCATGGTTCTTACACCTGTAGCCATGCTACCTAACAACCAAGGAGGACGTACATGGCGTTGTTCCAGTATCGTACTGTGAGGCGTATCAACACCTCATACTACACAAGACTCGTCGAGAACCTATCAACACTAGGTATCCCCGAGTCTACCCTGCCAGCCCAGTTCCCACGCTTGCACTGGACTGGTCACAAGCACTGGATTGAGAGGCACTATCCTCACTTGTTCGTGTGTACTCGGTGTCATATCCCGAGGGATGCCAAGACTGGTCGTCACCCCACCAAGAGCTTGTGCCATAGCTGTGCCGCGGTCTACAAGCACAACCCACGCTACCTCACTGACCTCGACCTCGGAGACGACGAGATGTCAGAGATGGCAGACGAGAGGTGGGAACAGACCAAGGTCCCGGGGCCAGCTCTCAGCCCAGAGGTACTCGAGAGCTTGCAGAGGCAGGTAGATGCCAAGCTTGGTAACACGAGTACACAGAGGCCCACTCCAACCGTAGACGATATCATGGCGAAGATCCGTAGGAAGCAGGAGAAGAAAGCTCTCATTGAATCAGTGGCAGAGCCAGCCCCCGATGAAAGCCCCGTGGTCGTTTCAAATAATGAAGGAGCCAGAAAGGAACCAGCTTAGAGCTATTCCAGCCTGGTTCTCGATCGAAAACTATCGAAAAAAGTACTTGACTTCCCTAGGTTTAAATGCTATGCTGAGCTGATGCTCGAGATTAAGCAATGCCTAAGGCAAATCGGCCGGGAGCCGAACTTGGGAATTGTTTGCCCCAATTCCGGGGCCAAAACCAGGACGCAGTCGTCCTCGAAAAGGAGCCAGTAATGGCGCAGTTGTCAGAAAAGGATAGGGGCCGCCAGCAGGCCAGGGAAGACGCACGCAAGCTCGGGCTGGCGTGGATGCAGGAAACGATTCTCCTCTGGGGGCACGCTGAGGAGGAGGAGAAGAACTCGGATTACGTGAAGGGCTACCTGGAAGTGTTCGACTCCCTCGTGGGCATCGAGAAGGAGTAGGTAAATGAACTCCAGAAGGTACTCGCTGTTCGCAAGCCGCCGCGGCACGGGAGTGTGGCTCCGGCTCTCTCCCATCGCCCGGCCCCAGCCCCAGGCAGCCCAAGTCTTCCAAGACTCGCTCCTCTCCGGGTTCCTCACGTATCCCGAATGGGAGTTCCGGCTTCGGCCCGTCAAGGACGGCCCAGAGGATGCCCTGGACGTGCTCAAGATCATGCAGAATCGGGAGCAGGTTTACGGAGCTGGATCATGACCCCGGAACACTACTCCAAGATCACAGTGGTACCGTGGTACCCCGACCGGCTCATCGACTTCCACATCTGGGCGTACGAGCTCTGGTGCGGAAACATCTGGGTTGTGTACTTCGCGATCGACCCGGACGTGGGCATCTACGTCGAGGTGGAGAAGTAATATGTATACCTTCCCCATCTCCGATCCAGGCATGGGGCTCACCTTCGGGTGGGCCCTGGTCGGCCTCATCATTTTCATCCACGCATGGGTAAACAATGACTGAGTTCCGGTTCCTGCCCCCCATCAAGAAGGTCGAGCCCAAGGACAACACAGTCCGGGGCCACCGCCGGTCCAGCCCCAAGAACGGACCGGTGGTCCGGCCAGTTCACCTGGACGACAACACGCAGGCGGCCTTCAACATAGCCCAGCAGATCGAGGACCTCCGGCAGGAAATCCGGTGGCTCGAGAAGCAGTATCGGATAGTCACTGGGATGTACAGTGACCCGAACGTCGACCTAAAGCAGCTGATGTTCCCGTTCATCTCTCACTTGGTGAAGGTGTACGGGCCAAGCGCGGGCGCAACAGCCCGCAAGGGAGAATGAAAATGGGACCGTTTCCACTGTTCTGGTTCGGGATCTACGACACATTCCCGAGTGACCCGGGTTGGGATACCCAGATCGTCATGTGTATCCCTCCGGACGGGGACA